TTAGTACCGTCTGAAGTGTACTGAGAAGTACCTGCACCAGTAGCTGTAAAGTCAAATGTGTCTAAACCACCTGAAGCAGCAGCAATCTCACCTTCAACCATCGCCATTTCAAGATAATCTTCAAATCTTAATCTAGTTTCAGATTCAGCTTTTAGATACCATAAGTAGCCGGATGTTCCGTCTTCAGTAGCAACTTCAATCCAACCAATCTGAGCCATATCTGATCCATTAACCACATATTTTTCTTTAATGATAATTGGAGCATTGCTAAATTGAGTGAAAGAAGGTGTTACGCTCCTAATATCAGCATCGCCAGTTCCTTTTCTATACTCAGAGCCGTATACAAATATTTTAAGAGTAGCAATAGCGCCAGCTCCAAAAGTTGCATTTAGGTCTGCTCCTGTATATGTAGCAACAGTAATTGTAGCAAGTACAGCAGAAGTGTCAACACTATTAGTAACCAAAGCTTTTACTTCAGTACCTGTTGCAGGGTCCATAACTACGATAGTTTGATTTTTAGAAATCACATTATCAACAAAGCTAGGTCCGGGAGTTGCGTTAAGCACAAAGGTTAGCGTAGTTGCAGTTGCTTTAGTTACGTCGTTATATGCAATGTGCAATCTATTTTGTTCTGACCAAATTACTTGATCTGAAGTCATAGGCATTTCTGCTCCTACCATACGTAAGAATCCAGAAAGAGTTCGGTTTCCATATCGCTCTACTTCTTGTTCGTAGATCTCAGGAAGATATTGTGCGGCGAAATCTGAAAAATCGTCGCCAGCTTTATCTGTAAATTGCAGATAATTAGTAGACAGAACTTGTTGTTTCTGACTAGGTTTAATTGTCCCAAACGAGGGTACTACATTACTCATGTTTTAAATTTTAATTGTTAAACTTTTTTGTTTTAATTTTAAGTTTTGAAGAATCTAAACCGCTAATTGCTTTTACTTTTAAACCATTAACAAATACATCGCCTGGGGCTGTTTGCCTTGGCTCAGTAGTTATGTTCTTAGTTTTAGCAACTTGTTCTTTAATAGCATCGGCACGGCCCTGCTCGTAGAAATGTGTTGCCATGGTATCGGCGTTTCGCGCAGCGTAAATTGCTTTATGATAACCAGCGGGATCTTTCATTTTACCATTTTTGTCTAGGAACGTCCCGACAAAGCCTGTAAGATCTTTTTGGTTTTCCACTATTGAGTTAGGATCTTTAACACTATATCTAACTTTTTTATCTCCTAATTTAAAATCAAAACCTTTGAAATCATTAGAAAAATAATTTTTAGTAGTATTTATAAATCCCTCTCGAACAGTTTCATTACGCTTCTGTTCTTCAGTGTATCGATTGAAAAAGTCCATTGCTTTTTGTTGCTCTTGAGTAACACCAGGACGTAATTTAATTTCCTCGTAATATTTACTCTTCGTTTGCTCTAAAAAGTTTTTGGCTTTTGCAACTTCTTCTTTATACGCAATTTTTTTCTTACGTATGTCTCTATCCTCATCAACTTCTTCATCCCATGTAAAATCTTCTAATAATACGTTTACATCTTCAACATCTAAGTGAGGCTTATTTTGTCTATAATATTCTCTTAATAATGTATTATTATCTACATTTGAGTAATCGGCGTTTAGCCTAGCATAGTCTTGCACATCTCCTCCAGTTTCCTCCATAAACTTTATAAGCCTATCTACTCCTTCGGGTAATTCCTGTGCTTTTGTTTCCTGTAATATTTCTTTTTGTTCCGGTGCGGCAGCGGTAGCTTCATCGCTTCCAGCCACTCCTTCCTTTTCAGAATTATCTTCTTCATCTTCAATAATTTGTATTGGAGACTCTTCTACTATTTGCTCTTCAGCTTTTTCGGCAGAGGTTTGCTCTTCGGCGTTTCCTTTTCCCACTTTTTTGCCATCTCCGGATGATTCATGTACATCCACTTTCTCTGTGCTTGGCTTTTGAACGGCATCTTTTGTTTCTTCTTTTTTTGGTTCTGTAGGCGGCTTTGAAAGATCTACTTTAATAATATCTTCTTTACCTGCTAATTTTTTTGGAGTTCTTTTTTTAATTTTAAAATTCCCCTCTTGTTTAACTTCTGTTGACATAATATGATAATATAAAATTAATTAATAAAATTTACCTTGGCTCAAACTGTTCTAAGCCAAAGCCACTCAAATTATCATTACCTGCTGATTCAAAATCTTTAGGTAATAAATCATTTTTTCTTTGATCGATAAGTTCGGATTGTTGTGTGCCTTGTATTTGCACACGTTTATCTTTTCTATCTTCTATTTCTTGTTCTTTTCTAGCGGTTGCGGATGCTTGTATTTCAGCTAATTGCATATTATAATTAAATTCCTCGGCCATTAATTGTTTCTTAATTAATGCTTCTTGTTCCATTCTAGCGATTTCAAAATCTGATTTAGCTTTTTCAATTTGTACTTTTGTTTCCGCTAAAGCTTGTTGTTTTTGTACTTCAGCCATCGCCGCCGCTTCGGAAGCCTGCGCGTTGGCCTGGGCCTGAGCTTGAATATTAGCTTGTTGAGCAGCTTGCTCCTGCTGTCTTCTTTCTTTTTTCTTTAATTTTAATAACTGATTAGCTAACTTTATATTTGAGACTTCGCGAATATCAATTGCATCATCTAAGTCAATTCCCCCGGCCTGTAAAGCAACTTGTATATTTTGTTCTAATTTTGCTTTTTCTTCTTCATCAGGCTCTAATTCTAAAAATATACCAAAATCATGCATCGCCACTTTTTCCATTTCTTCAAGTGTATTAACATTAAATGTATTAATACTATTAAGTAGTGCATCTTTTGTTAGTGGAAATTGCAAGGCATCATTAGCACGAAGACTTACGTTTTCTGCAATTTTTATAGTTATATACATTAATGCTTTTAAAATATGCCGGGTAGCAACATTAGAATTAGCAGCAGCCATTTTTTGCAAACCTACTAATGCATTTTTGTCAGGCATGCTCCCATCAACAGCTTCATTTAATCCCGTAACATCTCTTATCATTTGCAAATAATATTGATAAGTTTGAATTAAAGACTGAACTTTTGAAATACCGCTTGAAGATTGTAATTCTTGAATTGGGACTTTACCCCTATTTAAATCGCCCTCTTGAGTTAATGATCTGCCCACAATACCACCAGTCTGGAAATACATATTTAATGCTTCTGCGGGATTGTAGTTTGTTCCGTTACCTAAGTCAACTTCTGCTAACCCGTCCATATCTAAATAAACACCATCGGGAACTATTCTTGCTAATACTTGTTGAAGTTTTAAATGAGTCAATTGAATCATGTCCGCAAAGCTTGTAATTCTGCTTACAATTGAATCAACTTTGCCTTTATACATTCTTGGTGCGCAAAGCGAATAATTCATATTTACTCTTGTAACGTCTGAAGAAGGGCGCGTCATATTTTCCGCTAAACGCCAATCAAGCAATTTATTTAAACCTAAAACTTTTGCGCCAGTATATAATACTTCTATGCTTCTCGATACTCTACTAAAATTATCATTTTCGGGCGGATCAAAAGTATCATCTTTTTCTAATATTTTTTCCAACCCTTGATCAGTATTTTTTAATTTAAATACCTGATTTGTATAAGTTTTATATTCAAAGAATAGTACAGATATTAAATTATTGTCATCGCGACCTTTGTAATTGCGAGTATAATTACTGTAATTACTTGGACCTTTATATTTTTGTATTTCCTCTAAATCTTCATCCGTAAGATATGGATATAGTCTTTTTACTTCAGATAAACTTAAATTTTTAACCTCTCCTACGTAATATATATCTTCAAAATTAGGATCTTCTGTATAAGAATAAACTACATTTGCAGGATCTACATAATCAACTGTAATTCCTTCAGATAAATTAAAACTAGTTTTAGAAATACCTATTCCTAGTACAGCTAAATCATAAGCTATTCTTCGTTGAATTTCAGGATATTTATTATAAGAAAAAATATTTTTAATAATTTCTTCTTCTGCTATTTCAATGCTTTGCTTATAATTTAATTGTAAATATAAATCTAATTCAGCTTCAGTGGCTGGTAAACTTGCGGGGTCTGCTGATGCATAAAAATTACCTCCTGTAAGTTCATTTAATCGCTCTATTTGTTCTT